TAGTTTTAGAAACTGCTTTTGCTGCTTCTTTCTTTGCATCATAATTCACTTTCTTAGTAGAAAGTCCTCTGTCATACTTGTACAAATCTATTGCACGGGCTGCAGATTTTGGATTGTCTGAGTTATCATAAAGCCAAGATTGTATTGTAGAATCCTGTACAGATGCCCAGTCATGGAAATCAGAACTTTCTCTAATTTCCTTAAAGTCTGGATGTTTCTTTGCAAGTTCTACTTCTGCTCTATCTCTAGCTAATGCAGTTTGTTGTTTCTTAACTTGTAACAACTCTTCTTGCATATCTTGTTTAGCTTTCATAGTAGCTTCTGTTGTCATTTGCATTACAGAATCATACATGTCAGGATAGTCTCTTCGCCATTCTTCTAATTCTTCTTTAGATTTAAAAGTCGGTTTAGTGGCCATCGCTTCTTTTTCTTTACTAAGTTTTAAGAGTTCATCTTTATGCTTTGAGATTGTCTCATCATAATGCCTTTTTAAGTCATCATATCTCTTCTTAAATACGGCATCTTCTACTCCAACAGGGTGTTCCTCTTTAGGTTTCTTCTCGTCAGATTCTTCCTTAGATTCTTCAGTAGCTGTTTTTTCGTCTTCCTTCTCTAACAAACTTCTACTTGGATGTTTGTATGGAGTTGGAGTTGCGATTTCTTCTGTTGCTTCAGAATTTTTTTCTTCTACAACGTCAGATTTCTTTTCGTCTTTTTCCATTTATCCTCCTTTGGGGTGCAGTTGGAATCTGGTCGCCCCTATATGCAGGGCCTCTATGCAGAGGGTGGCTGCGTCATCATCCCCTCTCCTTGTGTAGGAGGAGGGGTTTCACGTTGTGGTGAAACTTGTTGTGGTGGTTCAGGTAATTCTTGTTCCATTATCATACCGAACTCAGGTCCAAATATTTTGGACATAAAATTTCTAAAAGGTTCAACATTTAATTGAGTAGCTATATTTAATTCTTCAGGTGTTAAATTTTTTATATTTGCTTTAACTTCTTTTCTTATAAATTGTGTAGTAGCACCTTCTTGGCTTTCCATATCTATACCAGTAGGTGCAGGTTCATTTGAGACATCAGGACCCATCATCCCTTGTCTATCTGGTGTCATCATTTCTGCCATTGTCTATTTACTCCTAGTTTATTTAAATTGTAATCGCTTACAAAGTTTCCTATTACCCAACATAAAGGCTCACCTATACCTGCATATATTCTTCCTAGCAAATCAAATTTACCTTGTTTCATTCTCCAAGCAATATCATTTGCTCTATGTTGTGCAATATGTTTCCATACCTTTCTGTATAATTTATATTTTTGTATATGTTTTACTGTAGGTATTGCCCATGCTAAATATCCTTTAACATGTGTTTTACTTAAATGTTTAAATGTAAACTGCGTATCTCTAATCCAATCTTTAGTTGATAATTCTTTTGTGCTATGTAATTCTGTACAGATAACTCTTGACTTACCAGTTCCAGAACCTGAGCCTCTATCTTCTTTTTTCTTTTCACTTAACATTTCACCTGTATTATTTGGACCAGACCAGTTATAATCATTTTTCCAATCATCATCAACGGGAACAAATTCACCTGCAGCACCTGCTTTTCTTTTTGCTTCTCTTTCTTCTCGTAGTTTGTCTGCTACTTTTTTTGCATCTTCCATTGAGCCACCAAAACCACCTTGTGCAGTTCTTGTTACACCTGCTCTTTTATCTAGTTCTCTTAATTGTCTTCTTTCTGCATCAGATACACCTTCCATTAAACTTCTGTTACCTGATTTAAATAATGCTCTTTGATATTCTTTTGTTTTATCTAAATATTCAGAACCTAATTGTTGTCTAACTTCTTTATTATATTCAGGGGTAGCTTGAGATATTAATTGTCTTATTTTATTTTTTGCAACATTAGTTGTTGTAATATTATTAATAGAACTTTTACCACCTATTCCCAATACTCCACCTTCAGTATCTATTTTAAATCCATCTACAGGTTTTTCAAGTATTCCAAAATCTGCTAGTCCATTTAGTTGACCTATTAAAGTATTTGAATAATTTTTTCTTAAAAATCCACCAACAGCAGTTCCTATAGCAGGACCACCAAATATGCTACCAAGAATACTTCCAATCGCAGCATCCATATTAGCAGTGTTCATTTCTTTTGTAACATCTATACTAAAAGTTTTTTGTTCATTAGTTAAACCTAATGTAGGGTCACTACCTGCAGTGCCCATAACATATCCTGCAGTTCCTCCGGGTTGTATATTTCCTTGGGCATCTACTCCACCTGCCACAGATTTAACAGTTCTAAATTTTTTAGCTTCGTCAATACTATTTTCAAACTCAGATATTCTAGCGTTTAAATCTTCATATGCTTTTTGATTAGCTATTGGAACTTGTCCTTCACTATTTAATAAATTTTCTTGTTCTTTTTTAAGAGTCTTTAATTGATTTTCTAATGGAGCAATATCGGGTGCAGCAGTGTCACCTATCCTTTGCATATTCATATCATTTTCTATAGATTGTCCAACAACACCTACATCATATAAAGAACTATCAATAGCCTGTTTTATTTCTTCATGTCTTAAATATCCATTAAGAGATGATTCAAATTTATTAGGAACTCTTGGTGGTTTTGTTTCTGGTGGTGTATCACTTTTAGGTTGTTCGATTGGAACACACATTTTTTTTACAGGGTCGTATTTAAATCCCGGAGGACATGGGTCTACAACCGGTGCTTCTGGTTCTACAGGAGTTGTAGGAGGCAGAGGTTCAGGGGTTGGTGTTTGTACAATACCTTCACCTGCTTTTGGAAATTGTGTTGAATCAAACTGTGGAAGCATTGGTGCTTCTATTTGTTTTAGTTGTCTTTGAAAACCTTGTTCTTCTGTGCCATACTGTATAACTGCATCAGGCCCTACATATTTTTGACCTTGCATTGTCATAATGCCATCAGTAGCAGAATCATAAACATTTTGTGTTGTGCTTACATTAGCTGCACTAGCACTAAATGGAAACATAATTCCTTGTGCTTCTTGTTCTAATTTTTTTTGTAAATCAGATAGTGCTGACATTTATTTAAGCTGCTCCTTGAGGTTCATTATTTGGTGCAGTAAAGCCGCCTTCCCCTGCAACTTGTGGAGTTCCGACTCCGATGTTGCTACCTCCAGACCCTTGTGTGTCTGCGACATTTGCTCCTGCAGGTATTCCGTTAACAGGTCCCATACCACCTTGTTGTGGGTTAGGGCCTTGAGTTTGTTGATTTCCATTCATGTCTCCCATCATTTTCATAAAGATTGCAGCTTTTTCTGGGTCATTGACTAATTGTTCTGGGTCAATGTCTAAAGACTTTGCAATCTCTTTTATAATGCTATGCCATTTTACAAAAGGTGCTAAGAATTGATTTGATGCTACTTGCATAAATGTCATCAATCTTTGTGACCTAACTTCTTTTGTCATAAGAGATGTAGTGCCTTGTGCTTTAACATTTAAGTCACCTTGTATTTCAGGAACATCTTTATTAAATTGCATATTCCAATGAAACAATGTTTCTCCTAATGGCCTTAATAAATAATCATCTATATTTTTAATAACTGTTTTAATATTTAAAGCAGCAGCACCCATTAACATAGACATACCAGATGCTGTTCTAGTTGTAGATTGTATACCTGTTTGTCCATGAGAATAGGAAGGTATACCTGTAGACTCATCTGCTAGTTGTCTAAACCTATCAAACATCTGCATATTTTCAGGAGCAGTATTTGGGAATCTTAATCCATGTATAGCTTGTCCTGTTTGTCCACTTTGTCTTCTAAAAATTTTGCCCGGATAAACAGTCATGTCTTGACCGGGTACTAACATAGTTTCATCTACGTCAAAAACTAAATTACCTGCTAGTGCTAAATTATCAATAGCCATTCTTGCATGTCCATTCATAATTGTTTGTGCATCATCCATATTTTCTGGAATACCTACACCAAAAAATTGATAAGGATTTATTTCATATGGACATACTAAGAAAGGATTTCTTGCAGGTGTAAATGGATTTAATACTAATCTTAATACTTTACCGTTTGAAATCCAAGCATTGATTTGAACTTCATCTAAGTCATCAGATATTTCATCAGGCATTTCTATACCTGCTTCTTCTACTAGGTATTTATCCATTGTACCCCAGTATTCTAAAACTTCAAATCTATTTTTATTAAACTCTTCTTGATTTTCTCTATCAAACAAAGCAGTTTCATAACTTCTTGTTTCATAGTTAGGACCACCTTCTAGTAAATCTAATATAGCAGACTTTCTAAAAAAAGGTCTATTAATTAAATCTCTAATTTGTGTTCTGTTAAATATGTGTCTTTGAATAACATAATCAGCATCTTCGATAGTTACAGCATCAGGGTCAGGGTATAAATCCCAACAACTAACAGCTTCTACTCTAGGAACTAATTTAGTTATAGGTGAATATTCTCTTTCACCTTTTTCATTTTGTTTCCATTTATGTTCTTGTTGTTCATAGTTAAATGGACCTTTTAAAATACCTGTTCCAAGTAAACACATTTCAAATAAAACATGTCTCATAACAGATATTGCATGAGATTCTTCTAGTTGGTCATGGATAAGTTTTTCCATGTTTCTTGCAGCTTCTTCTGCAGGACCTATCTGAGGCATAGTTTTTAAATCAGGAGCAGGTCCTTCTTCAAAACCACCTTTTGCATACTTTTCTTTTAGTCCATTAAATATTTCATCAGCAGTAGCACCCGGAGATATTTCTCTTCCGTCACCTTCAAAACCATAGATATCTTCCATACGAGCATCTTGTCGTTTAAGATTATCTGGTTTTATGTGTGCATATTCAGCTATACCTAAAGGGTCAGTAGTAGGATGTATTCCTATTGGAAACTTACCTTGTGAAAATAATACCTCTATAAGTTGACCATAAGAAGCTAATACTTTTGTCTTAGTTACCTTGACAAATACTTTAGACTTTTCAGAATCACGAAAAGCCATATCAGAACCATAAATACCTCTATAGTTTCGATAAGACCTTAACCATCGCTTTTCATCGTAAAGACGTGCTTGTTCTGATTCTTTTAATCTAGACTCGATAAGACTACCGAGATTACTATAAGAATCATCTTCAGTATCAGATAAGGATGTTACCTTATCAGATTCAGATGTCAAGCCACTATTGTTATCGTGTGGCATTATTTACCTCTTAGTAATCTCTTTCGTCAGCCATTGAGAAGACTTTACCATCTACCATGTTCTTCTTCTCTTTAGGAAACTCTTTATTTACTCCACCTTCAGCATAGTCAGCAGGAAAAGGTGCAGCACCTTTAACTACTAATGTAGAAGGTCCTTTTGCATCTCCCTGTTTTGCAGCTTCGTTTCCATACATGTTCTCAGGTAATTCACCCTGCACATATTTTTTCATGATTGCCATTTTATTTTTCTCCTTTTAATTGTTTCTGTATGTAAGGTAATAACCAAGGGTTATCTACACACACAGTTGTTAGTCCATTCGCAAAAGTATTGCAAATTTTTTCTTCTTCTTTATCATCTAAATCTATACCCCATTGATATACTATAGCATGAAATAACTCATGTATTAAAGTATTAGCATGAGATATATTATCTTCAGTTGATGATAAAGCTATCATTCCATCTGCAGCAAGAAACTGTCCATTTATTTCATTGCATTTAGATACGATGGAATCTAAATTTTTTATTTTATAATTTCTATATCCTATTTTAATATCTTTCATTAATATCCAAATACTCTATCTGCAGGTGCAATATGTTTAGGTTCATTAGTTTTATCTATAAAATCTTGTCTGATAGGATGAATAGGTCTACTCATACAACCATATCTTAATGCATCATAAGCATGGTCTTCTGCATGTGTATCTACATCTTCAGGATTATTTTTATCTGTAGGTAACATAGGTAATGTTCTAATTAAATTAACACAATTATCTAAAACAAATAAAGATGGATATCCTGTATTTTCATCTAACTTTAATCTTTTATGTATTTCTAATTTACCTGCTATTCTACTTCTAGGACTTCTATCAGAAGGTCTCCAACGACATCCTTCTAGTATCATTGTTTCTGCAATACTCGGTCCTATATCACCTCGTCTTGCCCAAGTAGAACTATCAAGAACTCCGTATCTAATATACTCACCATGTTCTTGTTCTAAAACTTTTCTAGCAAATAAATCTGCTGTAATTTTTTTTGTATATAGTTCTCTGTAAACAAATAAATTATTATCAAAATCTACTGCTATCCATAAACAACATGCAGGTGAACTATATCCCCAGTCACATGCTCTAAACCTCATCCAGTTTCTAGGAATATCAAAAGGTTTGATAACATGAACTTCTTTACTAAACTCTGGAAAAGAAGAATCTTCAAATGCTTCCCAGTTTCCATCTAAGAATTGTTTTCTTTGTACTTCCGGTAATGATGCTAACATTGCATAATAATCATCTGTTTGCATCAGATAAGGATTGTCTTCTAACTTTGCAGGTATAAATCTTCTAGATATTTTTTTAACACCTGTAGGAGTTTTAATATCTATATCAAACTTTGTGTTTGGTTTTGCAGGGTCAACAAACATTTGTTTAACCCATTGTGAACCTACATTTCCGGGATTGCCTGTTGCTCTCATGTAAACAGGAATCTCTGGGTCTACGCTTCGTAAAGAGGACCGAAGAAAATTATATATATCTTCGGTGGGGTATTGTGGAAGTTCGTCTATTCCAATCCAAGTATATGATTGTCCTTGGTAACGTAAAGCATCAGTTAAGTTTTCCGCATACCCAAACTCTATTCTAGCACCTGAAGGAAACTTCCATTCTTTTTCTTGTTCCCTCCATTTAGCACCGGGATAAGCTTTAGGATATAGTTGTTGTGAATGATTAATTAAATCTCTTAACTCAGGCATTGTACGTCTAATTAATAATGCTCTGTGTTTTTGTTTATCACAATAACGAAGTGGGTCAACCAACATTGCATATGATTTACCTCCACCTCTTGCTCCTCCGTAAAATACTTCTCTTTCGGATGATGCTAAAAATTCTGTTTGTGGTCCTTCATTAGGTTCAAAGATAACTTCTCTATCTTTGATAGCTTCTCTTATATTAGGAGTTGTTTCTTCAATCTTATCTTTTTCAATAAGTTGTTCTTTACCTTCTAATACATTATCAATCTTTTTTAATTTACTTTTTGTAGACCAATAATTATTTTGTGCTTTTTCTAGTTGCTCTTTTCTTTCACGCAATAAATCTTGTGCTGACTTACGAGCTTTTTTTTCTTTAATAGTTAAAGGAGTATTTAAATCTTTTACTCTTCTTCTACCAGATTTTTTTGGTTTAGGTTCGTCTACCAACCTTTGTGTATTACCCTTTTTAGTACTTCTCTTAATCCCATACCTGTAAGTTTTCTACCTGTATGATGTGATAACCATTCTGCAGTTTCTCTGTAAGAACAATTATTTTCTATAAACTTTTTTGCTTTTTTAATTAACTCCATATGTTCTTCGTTTTGTATTAGAAAGTCAGGGTCTTCTTCTGATACTTCATAACCATAAGGAATTACTCTAGCATTTTTTCTTCTAGCTATTTTAATTTTTTCAGTCATTACTGAAACTTTTCTTTAATTCTTTGCTCCGCTAATTCTTTTTCTGTAAACATTTCTCCACTACCCATTTCTGTTGCACTAAGTGGCAATGTTAACATTGATAGTATTGGAGTTAATTTTAATGTTGTAGCTATTGTTTTTAAAAAAGAAGGTGACTTAGTTACCATTACTGATGAACCTCCTATACCTAATTTTTTTGGAGTATCTACTACAGTATAATCTTTTCCTAATGTTTGTTTAACAAAATTATTTAATTCTGTTTGACTAAAAGGTTTTTGAAAAGTATTAGTTCCACCTTTTTTCATAAGGAATCCGTCTTTGTAAGGAACTCTTGTTTTACCCTCTGTAGAATCTCTAGCAGTAATAAAAGCTACACCATCATCTGATAACATATTTCCAATATTATTAACAACATTTTTTCTTTCTTGTATGTCATCTATAACATTTAATACCATATGATTAACTATGGCTTTTTGTGATTTAAGTCCTTCACCTTTTGCTAAAGTATTAACATTTACATAATCTGGATATCTACCTTTTGATTTTATAATTCTTTTTTCATCTACATAAGGTTCAAAGGATTTTGCATTTTTAGATAACTCTTTTGTGCCTGTACCTAACCCAGAACTATAATCTAAAACTTTATCTTTTATATTTAATTTACTTAATATACCACCATACTTTTTATAAGTATTTTTAGTAGTAGATATTTGTGTTTTACTAGCGTCTATTTTAATTTCTTCAGTCATTATTTTTTGGTGGTAATATAAATACTCCGTGTTGAACTTTAGCAGTAATATCTAATTTTTCTTTTTTGGATAAACCAACTCTATCTAATATTTGTTTGGCTGCCTCCATTCTAATATTAGCACCGGGTAAACTTCCGTCTTCATCTAAAGCATTAATCATACCCATACTTGCTCTAGGTGCAAAAGCAGCTAACTGTTCTTCTGCTCTTGTAATAATTTCATCTTTTAATGAACGTAGTGGTTGATGATAGTCTGCATAACCTGCTATGTCTCCTGCTACTTTTGGATTGCCTCTTGCTTCACCAAATAGTGCAGTTAAAAATGTTTCTTGCTTTTCTGTTAAAGCTAATTCTTTTTTATTTTCAGGAACTAACATTTCGAACTTTTTGTAGATGTCTTTCTGTTCTTTCTTTTAACCATTCAGGAGATTTTCTAATCCCCATCTTTTCTTCCATTTGTCTTTCCTTCATTCCATTACGGGCAGACTCAATCATTTGGTCACGGCCTTTATGTTCGCCTCTTTCTATAAAGGCAAGTCTGGGTGCAGTTATCACCATCTCTACATTTTTATTTCGTAGTGGCTTTGTCCTATCTTTATACGATAGATACTCATCCCAGACTTTCCCCGTCTTCTTATTTCTATAAGAATATGTTGGCACTATTTTATTTTAATTGACCTTGGTTTTTTTTCTTCTGGTAGTTCTTGTTTTAATGTAATTGTAAGAATACCATTTTTCATTGTTGCGTCTGTAGGCTCTGTATATTCTGCTAGTGAAAAAGTTTTAAAAAACTTTTTAGTAGAAATACCTTTATACAGATAATCTTCATTATCAGATTCTACTTCACCTGTTACAGTTAATGTATTATCTTTAACATTAATATCAACATTATCTTTTTTAAAACCGGCTAGTGCAAAATCTATTTGCCACTCTCCATCATTTATCTTTTTAATGTTGTAGTGTGGAAATCCTTTGGCATCAGTATTGCTTACAATATCTAATGTATCAAAGAATCTATCAAACCCTACTGTGTAGGGCATATATTTATCTAGTGTAAAAGTCATGTATACCTCCTTGCTTTAAGCTAGATATTAACGACCCCGAAGGCATCGTCAAACTTTTTGTCTATTGTTTTCTATTATCTCTACGAACTCTGTGCCTTTAATTGCACGATATATATTACCTTTAGGCTGTACCTCGTTTAACATGTTTTTGAGACTTTGGTGGACTTTTCTTACTCCCGCTAGGACCAGACCAAAGAACTTTATTAGCCCAATAAGCAGCACTTGTAGGACCTTTTGCAATATTTTTACTATGCCTTGCTTTAAAAGACTTCCTAGCTGCTGCACTGTAGTTATGACCCATAGAAGCATCACCGAAGCGAATAAGCCTTGGTTTGCCGTTTTGGAGTATACCGACTTTACCTTTCTTGCCACCTTCAGTGGTCCTGACTGCAGTATTGAATCTTTTAAGTCCATGCTTTTTAAGAAAGTTTTTTCTTTTTTCCGTTTCGCTTAGTGCCATTTTTTTTAGGTTTTAATTTTCCCACAGCAACCATAATTACTGTTTTTGGTTTTGATTTTTTTGTTCTGGTTCCGTATGCCATTATGCCTTTTTCATATTTTTTTGAATAGCCATACCTCTAGCTTTTTCATAAGATGATAACTTACCATCTTTGTCAAGGTCAGCTTTTGCTGTATCTAATTTAAATGTGGAAGTCCGATTGTTTTTGTTATCGGACATTCCGTTAAATTTTTTATCTTTTGGACTTCTTAAATTCATTTCCAAATCGCTCCTATAATTATTAATACTGTAACTGCAATAATAAACCATTTGGCTTTCTTACTGAGTTTATTCCAGTAACCAAGTATTTTATCTTTCATGATACCCTCCTATACTTTCTTACTTTCTTTGCAATGCCCTTCGGTTGCTTCACAAACTGTTTGCCCTGCTTTGTTCCTTTTCGCTTTGCTCTTGTCGTTGCCGCATATTCTGCAGATGTCAGGCTCTTTATCGCTGCTTCTGGTAGATACCTTTCCCCGGTCTTGGAAGAAGGCTTCCCAGACTTTGTTCTCCATTTTTGTTTTGTCCAAGACTTAAGACTTCTTTGAGATTTTGCGAGTGCCATGTTTTCTTTTTAATTGTAGTTTTGCTCTTTTTGCTATTGCTGCTTGTTGCGGTTTACCACCGAATCTGCTTCTTTGTTCCATAACAGTGAGTATTTGAACTTTCCTAGCATACGGTTTATTAATCTTTTTAACCTTACGAGCAGTATTCTTTGCATCCTGTACTGATGCATATTTAATTCTAACTGTGTCTCTAGGATTCTCATCTGTATATAATCTCCTACCGGAGCCTTTTGGTTTCTTACCTGTTCCTACTTTTGGGTCTGCCATTAAAAACTTAATTTTAATCCTACTTTAACTTTATCTTTATCTGCAGAAAATTCTGTTTTTAAATCTTTTGTAAATGATTTAGATAAATTTAAACTAGCTTCTCCTTTATTATTAACTGTAAAAGAACTATTATATGTTTTACCACCAATCTTTAAACCTACTTTGTTTGTACCGACTAACATCTTATCACTAAAAGGAACTTTACTAATAGCATTTTCTATTTTGTTTTTAACATTTTTTGCAACAGAAGTATTTAATACAACACTACCCAAAGCAGTAGCACCTGCTTTTTGAGATGATTTAATTAATTGTTTTTTTTGGTCAGGTGCATCTGATATTTTTTGTAACTCTTCAATTACTCTGACATTGTTTGAATATTTATTATCGTTTGACATTATTTACCTTGTCTATTATATTTTTTATAGTTTCTACGTTTGTGTTTATTCATAGATGACATTTTAACTTTACCATTTCCTATGCTAGTTCTTTTAGGAATATGGATTATACCTGCTTTTTCTTTAGGTTGTTTTGCCATTTAATGTAAAATATTTTTTTTGATATGCATTTAGTTCTTCTATTGTATTTACTTCTGTATCATATTCACAAAGTTTTTTATACAATGTTTTATCATTTAACCAACTTCTACCATTCCAAAATTCAAATCCATCAAACCTAGATTTATATATGTTTGATTTTTCATATCCATAAGCTAAATAATATTTTTTGCATTTGTTTTTTATAGACCAGTCTATTTCATATAGTGTTGCATATGTACCTATACTTAGTTTTGGATTTTCATAATCCCAAGCAAACTGTCCTGTCAATACATGCTTACTATCAAATACTTTAATTTCTGTAAATGCTATCGGTTTATTTTGAAAATAGTAGATAAAATACTTCCAATCGATATTGTCTTCTTTTTTAAAGAACTCGCTTTCTTCCTCAAAGTCCTTCTCATGAAACTTCTTATACTTAATATATTTCTTATAAATACTGGAAATAGTAGTGAAAAGTGCATCATCTAATTTATTATATACCTCTACTGTTATATCTTTTTTTCTTAATATCTTTCTTTGTTTTTTACTAAATGTAAACTTGTTTAATAATAATCTTGTATTCCTAGCATTAATCCAAGTTAGTTTATCTAACTTTGTATAATACCAAGATAACGGAATCCATCCGTTCTCAAAAGCAAAACTATATTCTTTCTTTTTAAACTGTGCTAGTGCTAAAGAATAAATTAAATCGTGATTAGTTAGCTTTCCTGTAATATGGTCGAAGATTAACTTCACTGAGGTCTTTCAAACTGAGTCATGTATGAATCATCAGTTGTAACATCTTCCTCTCTAGTATTCTCTACTGTATAAAAATTTTGGTCTATCTTGTATCCCGGATTTTCTGTTAGTCTTTTTTCCATAAATGCATCATCATACCAAATAGTTCTATTGTTTGGATATGCAAAAAAGTTTCCGTCATCCATTCTAAACATGTGAGCGCATTTATGTTCTGGGTCTTCACTAAAGTTTGTATCCAACATAGCTGCTTTGTTTTCCCATGCCCAGTCTATTGTAAACATGTATGTGCCTTTTCTTTTAACACCCTTGTAGTCTACAAGTTCTGCTCTCATATTCGCTAATCTATTACGTCTATTAACATCTACATAGGGTGAAAAGCAATCCCAGTACTGATGTATATTTAAATTATGTTTAGGTGCATCTTTTTTCCAACAAAATGCATGGATAGGTCTTCTGGTCCAGTTTACACCATTAGGAAGTAAACACTCAAACAGTAATGCTCTTCGCTCTAAGCTGTTTACTGTGTGAATATCTGCAAAAGTGTACTCACCATGACCTTTTTGATGGTCATATAGGTACTCATTTCTAATATATGCACTAAATGATGGTAGGTTGTGGTTTAAATATGCCAATTATTTCTTTTTTTTAGCCTTACTAGGTAATAATCCTTTATTTACTGCCCTTGCTCGTTCAGAAAACCCTAGTTTCTTACCTTGTTTAATCTTTTTTCTAATAGTTTCTACTTTTGCGACCATTATATTTGTCTCTCCAGTAGTTTTTTCTATGAAGTAGTCTAACTTGGTACTCCAGTTTGTCTATACCTAGTAGTTTTTTGATAAAAGCTACCACTATCTGTAGCCACCACCGGCTTTTTTATAAGCCGAGGCTAACATTTGTGCCTTTCTCGCACTCCATTGTCCCGGATTTCCACCTTTTCCACCTGCTTTAATACGATTAAACAATCGTTTACGCATTGTGGGTTTAGTATAGTTACCGGCTTTGTTTACTGTTGACTTTTTTTTCATTGATTTCTATAGGCTATTCATCGTGATGCCCTGTTATGTGTATGTCTGTGAGTGTGGCCTATTGAATATTACAGCCTATACCTACTATTATACAGGCTTACAAGGATATGTCAAGTATTTTTTTATTTTTTTTATTTTTTTCTTGACAAATCCTTGTGGACTGGTACAATATATATTGTAGGGGCCGGGGGTCCTTACATATAGAATCCATAAAAAGCATATTTCAGACTATGTGCTATATGTGGAAGATGTACTTTCAAACCTTATTCTGATTTTTTAGGTTATCCACATATATATATACACCACGCACCCCCCCTGCCACATGCATACCACTATATGTTGTGTTGCATTTTTGCAACAGTACTAGATATAGATACATATTATATATAAAACTATATTAGAACAGAATACGAACATATAATAAAATATTACTTTCATCATTTTAAAAAAAAGCTATAGACCCTTAACAACTATTCTCTACACTTTCAAAAAGATATCCCCCCCATATCCGATTAGCCTATTCTAACATATTTACCCATGTATTAAAAGTTTAGCCCTGTCTAAGTTTATAGCTATAATGTTAGCCTAATGTTAAAAGTTTAGCCTTGGCTAAGTTTCATATATTCGCATAGTGTCCCCATATCTTTGAAGCATGTGGAAAATATAGGGGTTGTGGATAACTCATTATTATTGAAGTATATCACCATTTTAGGTGCGACACTTTGGCCATTGTATCTGAAAATAACATCATTATATTAATTATTAATGAATAAAAATAAATCTAAGAAAGGATTTAAAATGTTTGAGAGTATAAACTTAAAAAAACTAAGCTTACAAGAATTAAGAATATTATTACAAAGCATTGACCTATATGTTGATAGAAATTCAGGTATAGGTGGAAGTAAGCCCTTTATATCTGATGAAAAAATTACAATTCTAAAAGAATATGGGGACAAGATTTGCGAGGAAATACAGAATCAAGAAAATTAGATATATTCTAAAGCTCTTTTAATAGGGCTTTAGACTATACCTAAAGTATAGTAGAATAGGATACAATATGAACACTATAATAATAAAAGAAGACAAGGACCTTTTAAAAGTAAAAAAGGGTGACAAGGTAATCGACCAAAGACCGAACCAAAAAGGGGAGGACCTTGAAGTATCAAGACATTGGTACGAATACAACGAGGAACTTATTCAGGCTGAAAAGGACAACAACGCCTAAATAATAAACTTAGACAATAGCCTTTAAACGGGCTATTGCCTAGGGTTATAAACTAGGAGAAAAGAGAATAAAAAAATGCCAATACTTAACAAAAAAGAAAAGAAGTTGATTGAAAAAAAATGGGAGAATGATGTCGAATTATCGCTTGAAGAGATTAGCGATTTACAAGAAACATTAGACAAGGAACAAGGATTTGGACAACCAAGATATCAAGAAATAATAGACGACAACGGGAACTGGGACTGGGAATATATCGACTAAATAAATTAATTTAAAAGGGCAGTTTTATAGCTGCCTTTTTAACTTGATTTATCAAGTAGAAAGGGTTATAATATAATTATGACAACATTAAAAGAAATAGAATATAAACTATTACAAATAAATAAAAGGCTTGGATATTCTGTAGAAAAGTACAAGCCTTATAGAGTAGGCAATAATCTTGTATCTAACAAGGGCCATTACTATTTACAAAGAGCTTATGGTAGAAACAGGATTTTACAAGTAGTAAATGAGCAAGGTGGGGCTAGAAATGTTTCACCTAGTGGAACCAAGGCCGAAGTATATACTTTTTTACAAGGTATGCTTGAAGCCTTAGAAAGTAGAGTATAACATGGACCCATTAAAATTATCAAACAGGGAATTACAAGTAAATATTAAAAATCATTACGGCAAGGATTTTATATATCCATACTGTAAACAATCCGAAGTATTTGCAATACTAACCGGAAAAAAGACACTATCACAGAATGATATAAATTGGATAAAGAAGCTAGGATATACATTCAAAGTGGTAGAAAGGGCTTTATAACATGGACCAAGATATTTTAATATTGACATCATTAGTATTATTATATATAATATTAAGAGCATTAAAAAGTTATTTAGATTAATAGAAAGGATTATATAACATGTCTAAAGTAAGAAGTAAACACGATAATTTGTTAAATTATTTTATATATGATGATAAGGACCTATCCAAAGAATATGTGAGAAAATCTAAGAAGTTTTTAAATAGTATTAAAAACAAGAAAGTAATAATTGACATATTCAAAGAAGTAAATAATATATCAGATACAAGAAAGGACATATGATGAACTATAATTATATTGTATGGGTGGGGGGTGTTGATGATTATTACGTCAATTATTCAGACGCAAAAAAAGATTATGATTATTGGATTGACAATGGTTATGA